CGGCAACCTAAGTTGGGCGTCGGGGGCTTATTGCCAGGCGGTGGTGCAGAGCTCCGACGCGCTGATGATGGCGATCTTCCAGGCGCAGAACAGCGGCACCTCCGGCAGTTCCGAGCCAGTCTGGGATACCACGATCGGCAATACCACAGCCGACAATGATATCGTCTGGAAATCGGTGCCGTACTGGCGTGGCGTTGCTTCAGTGACCGGCACGGTCGACCAACACAACTTCACCTCCTCGGCGCTGTCGCTGCCAGCTGCCTCGGTGACTTCCTCCAACGTCGCAGTCATCTCGGTGCGTGGCAACGTCAGTTCCGGCACAGCAGTGACGATTTCCGATGGGGTAAACTCCATCGGCATCGGTCCATCCTCGATTGACGTGAACGATTTCGGCGCGGCCGGCACCATCGCCGGACAGGTCGCCTCGGCGATCGCGGCCCACACGCTGAATATGACCTTGGCCGTCAAGAACAGCCTCAACATCGTGCTGACCAACCTGAGCGGGCAGGTTGGCGACATCACCAAGGTCGGTGACCGGTTGGACAGCATCACCATTCAGAACTTCATGACCCCGATCCTCGACGGCGGCGCGTTGACCTGGCTGACCGGACAGAACGCCGGCCGGTCGATGGAAATCAAAACCTACAACGCCGGCAGCAACATCGTGACCATGTGGCTCGGGATGTATTTCCCGATCACCATCGGCGATCGGTTTATGTACTACGCTGGGTGCGACAAGCGCCGAGACACCTGCCAGACCGTCTTCAACAACATCCTGAATTTCCGAGGCGAGCCGGATATGCCGAACATGGACGCATATCTGCAGTATCCGGATCAATGACGCGCGCCGAAATCGTTGAGCAGGCACGCTGCTGGCTGCGCACACCCTACCGCAAATGCGGCCGTGACAAGCATGGTCTGGATTGCCTTGGCCTGCTGATCATGGTCGGCCGGCACTTCAACGTGCCGCACACCGACACTCAGCACTACTCCGAGTGGCCGCGCACGGACCTGCTGATCCTGAAGAAGCTGAGCCAACATCTGGTGCGTGTGCCACCAACCCAAAAGCCGAAGCCCGGCATGGTTGGTGTGTTCGCCGAATTGCGGCTGCCAGGCCATGTCGGGATCTTCAGCGAGTTGCACCGAACGACGCATGTCATCCACGCCCGCATCACGCCCCGGCAGGTGGTCGAGGAGAGCTGGCCGCAGCTGACCGAGCAGGTTCGCCTGGTTGCCCTGTTTGATTTCCCTGGAGTGCAATAATGGGTCAGGCCGCAGGCAGCATGGCCCTGTCGATGGGCGGCAAGCTCATCGGTGGCGCAATCGGTGGCCCAGTTGGTGGGATGATCGGCGGCCTCGCCGGCGGCATTATCGCGAGCCTGGTCTTCAAGCGCTCACAAAAGCCCATCATTCCAGACTACCAGTTGGCCAACAGTTCCTATGGCCACCCGATCCCGATCATCTACGGCGAGATTCGGTTGCCGGCGACAGTGATCTGGGAAACCGAAATCGTGGTCGGCAGCCACACCGTTTCCGGTGGCAAGGGGATCGGCGGCACACCGGTCAACACCTTCAAGCAAAGCGCGGCTTTTGCGTTCTGCGAAGGGCCTGCGCATCCGATCAAGCTATGGCTGGATGGGAAACTCTTTTACGACACCACCGCCACGGTGCCGCAGGAATATACCAAATACAAATTCCCGATCAGGGTCTACACCGGCACCGAAGATCAGATGCCCGATCCACTCGTGCAGAGTTGGGTCATGCAAAAGGTAATGCCGTACAACTCGACGCCGGCATATCGCGGTCTTTGCTATCTGCTGTTTCAAGAAATCGATCTGAGCCACTACGGCAACCGCATGCCGAATGTGACAGCCATTTGGGCAACCAACGCAGCGGAAAGCCTCATCGTCAAGAAACTGAACTACTGGACAGACGACACTGACGTCTCACAATTTGTGCCCTCCTCCAATGCCATAGTGAGCGTCGATTGGCCGCGCATGGCCTGCTACACGCTGACCTATCTCGGCGTGGTCCGTACCTTCGACATGCGCGGCGGCCTCTGCCTCAACAAGGTCGATGTGGTCGACCTGATGATCCGGGCTGGCTTTGGCACCATTTTCGGTGACCAGACGTATAGCACCGGCGTGTGGCCATTCGGCGCCATCGCTGCCGAACCGGGCGGCGATGTCTACATCAGCAATATCCCGCATCTGCATATCAGCGGGTTCAGCTTCCACTGGGACCGGGTTTACATCTTTCGATTGGACGCCGGTCTGTCCGAAGTGATCAGCGAAATACAGCTGCCGGCGCAATTCCTGGTCAATAACTACATCGACAACCTGAAGGTATTTGACCTGGTCGGCGCGTTGGGCGTCTACGTGATGGCGGCTGGGACCTTCGTCATCGGCGCGCCGTTCCTGGTCGATCCGGAGTTCGGTTACTTCGAACAGTTGCCGGTAGCTGATGGTAGCATCTTCGGCACCAGCTGGTTCCTGATCGGCAAGAAGGATCAACTCCAAGGCACGGTCGATGTCTGGTTCTTCAACGCCAGCGCACTCAACCAGAACCTGGAAATCTACAAAGCCTTCGTCCAAGGCAATGACATCTCGCAGATCGTCGAGATGGGCCTGTTCACCCACGAGGCGACGATCACGCCCGCTGATTACGGCGTGACGCCGAGCGGGATTTATAACGCGCGTGGCACACGCGGGATCTACGATGCCACCGATGACACAATCGTCCTGTCGGACTTTCTTCTTGGCGCGACGCTGAAATGGTCGCCGGTTGTCGGTGTGGTGTGGACCCAGCCGCGCTACACGATAGAGGCCAATCACTATCAGAATTACGTCGACACCGACGCCGGACGCTTCGCCAGCGCCTGGATTAACACCACACGAACGATCTGGGTGGACGAGACGTTCACCGGCACCGAACCGTCGGTTTACAACTTCACCCAGGTCATTGCCGGTGGCGGCCCTCCCGCGGGCACCGCAAGCGCCACTTTCGGCTATGACAGTGCACTGAACGGCATTCTCTTTTCCTCAATCGAGCGTAGCAACTCACAGCTTTACGTCGCCTATTTGCAGCGGTTCACCGGCGGCAAGGTGCGGGTCGCCGACATCATCGCTGACCTATGCACCAGGGTCGGCATGACCTCGGACATGTTCGACGTCAGCCTGGTCGAGGACCTGACCTGGGGCTACATGGTCAACGACCAGAAATCCGCCGGCCTGGCGGTCCTCGATCTCTGCCACACCTTCATGATCGACATGGTCGAAAGCGACTATGTCCTGCGGTTCGTGCCGCGTGGCACGGGATCGATCGCCACCATTCCTCAGCAGGATCTCGCCTCAGCCGACAGCAACGAACCGGGCCGGTTCTGGGAAGCCAAGCGCGCCCAGGAACAAGAACTGCCGTTGCAAATCAACGTCCGCTACAACGATCCCAGCCTCGATTTCCTGGCCGGTGCCAGCTACGCCAAGCGCATCGCTTTGCCGGTGCCCACCACCTTCTCCAAGCGGGTCAAGACGGTCGACCTGCCGATTGTCGCGGAGAATGCCGAGGCCCGGCACATCGCCGAAAAGTGGCTCTATACGATGTGGGCGGAGCGGGACACGTACCACACCAAGTTCGGCTGGAAGTATTTGTTCCTCGATCCGACCGATAACGTCACGGTCAATCTCGACAATGGTGATAGCTACACACTGCGCATTGAAAGCACCGAAGTCGGCGCCGATTACACGATGGACGTGCATATGGCGTCGGAGGATATCACCACTTACGCCGTCTCGACATCGCCTGGAGCCTCTGTCTCCTTCACCCCGCAAACGCTGAAGCCGGCAGCCTTCGTCGAACTCCTGCAATTCAACTCCCCACTGCTGCAGGACAGCGATGATCTCGGCGGCCTGCAGAGCCGGATCTACTATGCCGCGGCACCCACTGCGACGGTGGATCCCAGTTCAACCGCCACGCTGTTTCAGTCGGCAGACCGCAACACCTGGACCCAACTCAACGTCGCCTCGGCCTACGCCAACTGGGGTCGGGCCAGCAGCGCGCTGCCGGATACGCCCGCCAAGTTCGCCACCGACTATCTCAACAGCGTCCTGGTGACCATGACGCAGGGGTCTACCACCCCCGCATCGTGCTCCTACACCGACATGATGAACGGGGTGAATGCGGCCATCCTGGGCAGCGAAATCATCCAGTTCCAGAACGTGGTCACCAACGACGATGGCAGTCTGACCCTCAGCACCATCGTGCGCGGCCGGCGGGGGACCGATTGGGCCACAGGCACGCATCATAGCGGTGAACTGTTCATCCTGCTGGAGGCCGGCGAGGTGGTCGGCACCCGATTGCCGCTGACCCAACTCGGGGTGACCGAGTTCTACCGCCTGGTGCCGCTGAACACAGTGCTGAGCGCGGTGCCGACTGACGCTTTTGTCTACCGGGGCTACGACCTGATGCCTTACGCCCCGAACAGCTTCAAGCGGGCGAACAGTGGCTCGGACCTGCTGCTGACCTGGCATCGCAGGACACGAATCGGTGGCCTGCTCATAGATGGCTCGGACAGCCCGCCGCTCGGCGAGGCCACCGAGAGCTATGAGATCTACCTGATGCTGACCTCGACGGCGATCGACAGCTTCGATCCGGACACGCCGGCGAGCTACACGCGCAAGCTCACCGCGGTCACCACGTCGGTCACCTACACGGCTGCGATGATGGCCACCGATGGTTTCACCAGGGCAACCGACACGTTGTATATGGTCGTGTATCAACTCTCTACGGTGGTTGGACGCGGCTTCCAGGGCTATCAGCCCTTGCCCGCGTTCTAAGGAGTTGAGGCATGGCGGTCAGCCCGATCCTCGAAATCCAGGAAGTCGCCAGCACCCAGAGCGATAAGACGACGACCATAAACGATATGGTCGTGCAACTAGAGGCAGCGTTTAACGATCAGCTCGTCTTGGATTTCACTTCCGGCAATATCACGCTGACCTTTGCGCAGTTCTCGCGTTACGGCGCATTCATTGCCACCAACCTGCCGACCGACCGTACGCTGACCGTTCCGCTGCTGACCTTGGTCGGTGGCCTGGCGGCCAAGCGCATCTTCATGGTGCGCAACACCTCTGGGCATAACCTGACGGTGGGCGGCACCACAGGGGCCACGGTGACGCTGTCGGCCAGCAGCGCGGCGTCGATCCAGTCTGACGGCACCGACTGCACGGCCTATGCGGCAGGCGGACCAGGCGCCACCGGACCGGCAGGCGCCGTCGGCGGCGGCATCGAGATCCCCTATACGTTCAGCACGACGACGACGAACGCCGATCCAGGCAATGGCTTCCTGCGGCTGAACAACGCTACGCAGTCTTCCGCCACGGCGATCTACCTCGACCTGTTGTCGTCGGACACCACCGACTGGACCACGGTGCTCGATACGCTGGATGCCTCGACCAACTCGGTCAAAGGCCACATCCGGTTGTTCAAGACGCTGGATCCGACCAAGTGGATCGTGTTCGAACTGACCGCCCGGGTACTGCAGACCGGCTATCGCGAACTGACGGTGACCGAGATCGGCTCCAGTGCGTCCAGCCCGTTCGCCAACAACGACGCGATTACCCTGAGCTTCGCCCGCGCGGGTGACCAGACCACGTTCAGTGCGACGGACTTCGCGAACCTCGATCTCAACTCCGTCCTGCCGACCTCCGACCCTGGTAGCGGCAAGCCCTGGCTCAATGGCGGTGCAATGCAGGTAGGCCCATGATGCAGCGGATTATCGCCTTAGCGCTTCTGTTAAGCGGCCTGGCGCTGCCCGCGCTGGCAGCCGATCCGGTCTACAACTCGGTCGGTGTCCTGGGCACGGTTTCCGGCACCGTCACGATGAAAGGCCAAGGTGCGGTCGGCACCTGGAACTGGAATTTCCCGACCAGTGCTGGGACGTCAGGCCAGGTGCTGTT